ACCCTACTGATGGGGCAGAGGAGGGTTAAGTGACGGTTATAGAATGGCTGAGAGAAATGGGGCAATCTAACACCAGCACCAGTGAGGATGACTTTAGGATGCAAGCTATTCTTGGAACAACTAAAGGAGCTGTTAAAATGAGAGAAGGATGCGAGCTGATTGTAAATCTGAAGGTCGACAAGAAGAATCTGGCAGCACACATGACCAAACACAGGGATATGTTCTTTGATGTGATAGTTGGTAAACTACTCGAATGCTCTAAGGCCAATAATGGGTGCGGGGAGGTGCCACGAGTCTGGGCTATTTGTGAGCCTGCGGTCTGGGAGCCAACCTGTCCTGACTATAAGAGATGTAACCGCCGGTATAACGGGTTATGCAAGATGGCAGAGGGGTTTGAGGTACATCGCAGTGGGTAAGATACAAGGGTTTATTGATAATGGGTATCTTCGGTTAGCAGGTTTAATACTGGGGTTGCCCATTATGCCGAAACGGTGTCGGGTTTGCGGGCGAGAATTAGACTCTAAATACAAGAAGCGTGGGCGAGGATATCTTTGCTTGGAGTGCGACCGCCAGGTAAATCGGCGAGGTGCTAAGAAGTTTTACCATAATAATTCAGACAAGGCCAAAGAATACAATAAGGGAATCCCGCGATACAAAACCAATGCTAGGGCAACAGCTAGTTTCAAGCATCCCGGGAGGCAAGTATGTAGTGTTGAGGGTTGCGATCGGTTAGGCGAACGCCATCACCCCGATTATGAAAAACCCAGCGAAATAGTATGGCTATGCCCTGTTCATCATTACAAAGAACATCATAGGGCTTGCCTTTGACTGTACAGGCATGGTATATTTAAAGTAGACATAGGGTTGGAATAACCCTGGCGGGTGAAAGCCCCGTACTAATAGATGGGGGCAGCGCCGAACATGCGTGAGCCCCCTTTTAGTTTCCAGGCGGAGCTACATGCTCTGATCGGAACAGCAGGCGGAGCCGGCGATGCAAAACAAGACATTTCCGGCCCGCATTTGTTTACTGGCTAGTCTATAGGCTAAGGAGATTCTAGTGTGTTGCAGGAGTACTTCGATGCTAAGTTGGCTGGTGTTTTAGTTGAGTTCGGGGAATACCTGGATGAGAAGATAGGGGAAAAAGTGAGTGAAGCACAAGTAGGTGATATCGTCAAGGTAACATGGCTGGACGCTTGTGGGGAGCAGGACGACATACCCGAGTGCGAGATTGCTAATGTAACCCCTTTGATCCGGCATAATTACGGTGAGGTATTGTCGATAGATGACAAGGGGATAAGGATATGCTATGGCGATATCATGTTCCCGGCAGAACGGGCATTGAGTAATGTGCTGTTTATTACTACCGGCATGAAAACCAATATTGAGAAGATAATACCTGACCCCAACTGGGATTGAGATGAAACTAACACGTAGACAGGAGCAATTTACCCTTAATCTTATGGCAGGCATGAGCCAGTATGAGGCTTATGTAAAGGCCGGTTACTCCGCAAAGTTGACTAGGGCTACTATTGATGTTAATGCGTGTAGATTGGCTAAAAATACCAAGATACTACTAAGACAGGCAGAACTTAACCAAAAGGTTGAAGCAAACAAGGTGGCGGGGGTAGAAGAACGTAAGTCTATTCTTACCGAGATAGCCCGAGCCAGGCAGACAGACTTTATGACCTGCAGCGCTGATGGTGTATGGATGCACGATATTGGCCCAGAGACAATAAACAAGGCCGGGCTAAAGCAGATACAAACAACCACCATGCCATTCGGGAGTAAGGAAGATAACCTTTCTGTAATTCTAACTAAGGTAGAGTTGACTAATCCGATCCAGGCCATAGCCGAGTTAAACAAGATGGAGGGAGCTTACGCACCGGAGAAACATGAAAGCATTAATCTTAACCTGGAAGCTAAGGATTTAACCGATGCGGAATTACTCAGCATTATCAACGGAAGACGTGGCGGAGGAGTATTACCGGAGGAGGCAGGCCAGGGATAGGCTATTACCCTTTTGCCGTTACACCTTCCCGGCTTACAAGACACCCCCTCATCTTGTAGCCCTATCAGAAGCACTTGAAGCAGTTGAGCGCGGTGAACTCAAGCGGCTAATGGTAGTAATGCCCCCCAGACACGGTAAGAGCGAGCTGGTGACGCTTCGTTTCCCTTGTTGGTACTTAGCCAAGCATCCCAGGGATTATATAGTACAATCAGGCTATGCCGAGTCGATAGCTTTAACCCACTCCCGCAAAGCAAGGGACGTATTTATCTCCCCTGAAATGACTACGCTCTTTCCTGACATTCATTATAGACCAGAGAGGGCAGCACAGGAAACAATTATACCGATAAGGCAAGCTGCCCATGAGTGGGGGACTAAGCAGGGTGGCTCTTATTATGCTGTTGGTATTGGCGGTGGTGTAACTGGCAGGGGCTTCAATGTAGGGATTATAGACGATCCCGTCAAGGATGCTGAGGAAGCCGAAAGCATCACAATGAGGGAGAAGGTGTGGGAGTGGTGGAAGACGACCTTTCGGACTAGAGCAGCGCCGGGCGCTGCTATCATCATTGTTATGACCCGGTGGCATGAAGATGACTTAGTGGGCCGGATACTGAAGCAGATCAAAGAGGACCCGGCTAGTGAGAAATGGAAGATACTGCACTTCCCCGCGATAGATGAGGGGAAGGCGTTATGGGCTGATCAATACCCCATAGAAGAACTAATGAGCATCAAGCGTGATGTAGGTGGCAGGGTATTCGAGAGCCTTTATCAAGGCAACCCGACTATAGCAGAGGGTGAGTTATTCAGGCGAGAGTGGTGGAAGTACTTCAGGGAACCCCCCAAGTTCGAGAGGATAATCCAAAGCTGGGATACTGCCTTCAAAGACAAGACACAAAACGATTACTCCGTTTGTACTACATGGGGAGAAGCCAGTAATGGCTACTACCTGTTGAGCCTATGGCGAGATAAGGTACAATTCCCTGAGCTGAAGATAGCAGCCAAGGCGCTATACGAGAGGGATAAGCCCAATCTAGTCATTATTGAGGATAAAGCATCAGGGCAGTCTTTGATCCAAGAGCTACAGCGTGACACCAGAATCCCGTTATTACCGATAAAGGTTGATGCCAACAAGGTAGCCCGGGCCAATGCCTGCACCCCATCGATAGAAGCGGGCAAGGTATTCCTACCCGAATCAGCCCCTTGGTTGATAGATTTTATAGATGAAACCGCAGCTTTTCCTAACGCTGCCCATGATGATCAGGTTGACAGTGTTACCCAGGCATTAAACTTTATGCGGACTGAGCCTGACTACGAGGAAATCCAAGTGTATGACGCGATTAGCTACGAGGGAGTTAATTTAGACCTATGAATAAGAAAGAACCAAAGGCTATAGTGTTGGGAGGAGATCTAGAAACTATTTTACGTGAAGCCACCACTAGTGTTGAGGCCGATCTAAAACTGGAAGACGCAGGCTGGTTTAGCTTTAGTGCTGCTACCGGGGATGTCATTGATGCCTCTACTCGCATTAACAATGTCAAGTGGTCCCGGCTGTATTACGCAAAGGACCCACTAGCCAAGCAAGCTATTAGATTATGGACTGACTACACGTTTGGCACCGGCATGACCTGGAGTGTAGATGAGAAGAACGAAGCAACTAAAACTACACTAGAGGCGTTCTGGAATTCAAAGACCAATCAGTCTGTCTTATCTGCCCGGGGCCAGCGCAAGACTAGCGACAAGTCCCTTGTGGACGGTGAGGTTTTCTTTGCTATCTTCTTAGGGGCAGAAGGTAAATCCAAGATAAGGATAATCGACCCCCTGGAGATAACTGAGATAATCACCAACCCTGACGACAAAGAGGAGGCGCTATATTATAAGCGGGCATGGACTGATTCTCAGGGGAAAGGGCATGTTTCAATATACCGGAGTACGATCAACCCAAAAGGGGAACCAGCCAAGGATAGCACGGGAGCTGATGTTGCTCACACAGACGAGGCCTTGGTTTATCATCTTGCCTTTAACACTATCAGTCAGAGGGGCAATCCGCTATTACTCCCCGCGCTTGACTGGATAAAGTATTACAGGAAGTTCTTATCATCCCGGATTGCCATCATGTTAGCGCTGGCACGGTTTGCCTGGAAGAATAAAGTCAAAGGCGGGTCCGCGGCAGTTGCTTCTATTAAGGGGAAGCTAGACGGCAAGACTCCGGATGCCGCTAGTACGTTAATCGAGAACTTAGGCTCTGAAACCACCCCCATCAAAACAGAGTCCGGTGCTGCAGGGGCATATCAAGATGGTCGACAGATCAAACTACAGATAGCAGCTGCCGTGGGTATTCCGGAACAGTACTTCGGTGATATCTCTATTGGTAATCTAGCCACAGCCAAGACAGTTGAACTCCCGATGATGAAGATGTTCCAGTCTAACCAGAGAGTGTGGGCTGATACTTACCAGGATATTAACGAGGTTGTATTGGAAGGGGCGGGGATTAAACCTGACAAGTGGTATGTCGATATGGACTTCCCTGTTATAGCCCCTAATGACGTAGCACAGGCCGCACAGGCGATGGCACAGATACTTCAGGTTATGCCAGAGCTAGGACTAGCAGATGATGTTAAGCAGGTAGCCTTAATGACTATGGGGATCAACGACCCGGCCCAGGTATTAGAGGATATCAAGGCAGCCGGGGAGGAAGTAGCCAAGGCCGAGGAGTCCGATCCTAACGCGACAATACTCAGGGGATTAAAGAAACTCAAGGAAAGGCTTGCCTTAACTGAATAGATTGTGTTAGGCTTATCAAGCCAGCTACCCGAAAGGGAACACCGCAGTTGTAGTTACTGCCTGGTTGAAAGCCGTGGGATGCCTAGTAAAGTATCTAGTACGCTAGAGGCTAACCTGGAAGGTGAGTAAAGCAGGGGTTGGAAACACTACTAGCTGGCAACAAACCATGTGGGGTGAAAACGGGCAACGGCGAAGCCCACAAACCGATGGCGAGACCAGCTTACGTATTACCCTTTG